AACGAGATCGACGACCTACTAGGATACTTAATTCTTTTAAAGATAGCCAAAGAAAGATCTTCTAGTGAATAAAAGAAGGTCTTCTCCTATAAGAGAAACCAAGTTTGACAGGATTAAAGAAATGTGGGTGGGAAACAGGTTAGTGGTAGCTGGAGAGATCATAAAGATTTCTGGAGAGTATGGTTCAAAGTTTAAGTTTGATAGTCTTGTTACTAACAAAGAAACTGGGGTTCAGTGGGTAGACTGCTTTGAATTAAGCAAAGGAGTAGTTTCTGGATGGAGATCGTTCAGATCTGATAGAATTAAACTAATGCCAATAAAAAGGGGTAAAAAGAATGTCAACTGAAGATAACCTAATTGAACACCTAGACAAGGTGAATAGGGTCGTAGAAGAATACCTTAAGGGTAGCGAAGCAACCCAGATATCCAAAGAGCTTGATATCCCCAGACAAAAAGTCGTTGGCTATATTAATGAATGGAAGCAGATGGCTTCCGACAATGCCGCTATTCGTGCAAGGGCCAAGGAAGCTTTAGTTGGAGCAGACACACACTATAATAAGCTAATCAGTAAAGCTTATGAGGTTATCGATGATGCTACCACAACTGCAAACCTAAGTGCAAAGACAGCTGCTATTAAGTTAGTTCTTGACATTGAGGCAAGAAGAATTGATATGCTACAAAAAGCTGGACTGCTAGAAAACAAAGAACTAGCAGAAGAGATGCTAGAGATTGAAAGAAAGCAAGACGTCCTAGTAAACATTCTTAAAGACATTGCTTCAGAGCATCCACAAATACGAGACGAGATTATGCGTAGGCTATCTGCTGTTTCAAAAGACAAAGAGGTAATTACGATTGTCAGCGATGTTTGATGAATTTTTAGAAGTCTTAAAAGACAGTAACTTTGACGAGACACCAGTTGATGCAAAAACATTTGTAGAGGGCGAAGACTACCTGGCTCAGCCACCATTGTCAGATGTTCAATACGACATTGTTGAGGCTATGAGTCAAATCTATAAGCTAGAAGATTTAATTAATTTAATGGGACAGGAAGAAGGGACAAAATATTATAAAAAATACACAAAAAACGAAGTTATTCTGCAGCTTGGCAAAGGATCTGGCAAGGATTTTACGTCTACTGTTGCTTGTTCTTACATCGTATACAAGCTCCTTTGTCTTAAGGACCCAGCGAGATATTTCGGAAAACCAGCTGGCGATGCGATTGATATCATTAACGTGGCGATTAATGCTCAGCAAGCTAAGAACGTTTTCTTCAAAGGATTTAAAAATAAAATAGAAAGATCTCCTTGGTTTGCTGGAAAGTTTTATGCAAAAGCAGAGTCTATTGAATTTGATAAAGCTATTACAGTTTACTCTGGACACTCTGAGCGTGAGTCTCATGAGGGACTTAACCTTATCCTAGCAGTGCTAGATGAGATCTCTGGATTCGCACAAGAAATTGGTGGGGGTAACGACCAGGGTAAGACGGCTGACAACATCTACAAAGCTTTTCGTGCTTCTGTAGACTCTCGATTTCCAGACCTAGGAAAGGTAGCTCTACTATCTTTCCCACGGTTCCCTGGAGACTTTATTTCACAAAGGTATGACTCTGTTATTGCTGAAAAAGAAAGCATTAGTCAAAAACATACGTTCATAATGAATCCAGATTTGCCAGAAGAGGCTGAGGGAAATTCTCTTCAAATCGAATGGGATGAAGACATCATCACATCATACAAATATCCAGGAGTCTTTGCATTAAAAAGACCAACATGGGTAGTAAATCCGACAAGAACTATCGACGACTTTAAGCTGGCCTTCTATACAGACATCGGAGATGCTATGCAAAGGTTTGCCTGTGTTCCTACATTTGCATCTGACGCATTCTTTAAGCAGCGTGAAAAGGTTAGAGCTTGTATGACAATCAGGAATCCGATTGATTCCTCAAAAAGATTTGACGAAACATTCACCCCAGATCCAAATAAGAAATACTTTGTTCATGCTGACCTTGCACAGAAGCATGACAAGTGTGCAGTAGCAATTGCTCACGTAGAGAAGTGGGTATCAGTTCAAGTTATGAAAGACTATGAGCAGGTTGTCCCCATGGTTATCGTAGATGCAGTTGTCTACTGGGAGCCAAAGGTTGAAGGCCCAGTAAATCTGTCGGAAGTAAAGCAGTGGATTCAAAACCTACGCAGACAAGGTTTTGATATTGGAATGGTTAGCTTTGACCGTTGGCAGTCTTTTGACATACAAAACGAGCTAAAGTCTGTGGGCATTAGAACTGAAACAGTATCAGTTGCAAAGAAGCACTACGAAGACATGGCGATGCTCATGTATGAAGAAAGACTAGCGATGCCAGCAATAGAATTATTGTTTGAAGAACTAACAGAATTAAAGATTATGAAAAACAATCGAGTAGACCATCCAAGGAAAAGCTCTAAGGACTTAGCAGATGCTGTTTGTGGAGCAATCTTTGGGGCAATTAGTCACACTGTAAAAGACAATAATTCCGAGGTAGAGATTCATACGTTCAGAGATAGGTCAAAGAGAACAGAAGATCTGCCCAAAAATGTGATACAATATAAGCCAATGCCAAAAGAAGTAGAAGAATATCTACAAGGGTATGACTTAATTTAACGCTCCTTTTATTAACAGTTTTTGTTTTTACAAAACTCTAAAGTAAAACTTTAAGGAGCGTTTTGTGTTTCTAAAAACACTATGCTATAATAGATTTCTATCCCACTCTCGAAAGGTAAAAAATATATGTCCGACTTCTTCTCCTTCAACCTACCAACAGATTTTGTTGAAAAATACAGCACTGTAGAGGCACCCTTTGGTTTCAGAGATGCGGGAGAAAACTCCATTGGAGAAATTACTTTTGCTAGAACCTATTCTCGCATCAAAGAAGATGGAACCAAAGAACGCTGGTATGAAGTTTGTAAGAGAGTTATCGAAGGGATGTATTCTGTCCAGAAGAATCATGCCAAGGACAACCGTCTTCCATGGAATGACTACAAGGCTCAGAAGTCTGCACAAGAAGCTTTTGACCGCATGTTTAATCTAAAGTGGACACCACCAGGACGTGGTATGTGGACATTTGGAACACCGCTTACAATGGAAAAACGTAACTCAGCTGCACTACAAAACTGTGCTGTTGTATCTACAAAAGACCTAGATAAGAATGATCCAGGAGCTTTGTTTGCTTGGGTAATGGATGCTCTTATGCTTGGCATTGGTGTTGGATTTGATACCCTTGGACAAGACAAGGCCTTGCCAATTCACGCACCCGTAGAGCCAAAGACAGTCTACGAAATCCCAGACACTCGTGAAGGTTGGGTAGAAGCAACAAGACTTCTTCTTAATTCATTCCTAAGACCAAACCAAAATTTGCAAGAGCTAGACTACTCACTTATTAGACCTTTGGGTGCACCAATCAAGGGCTTTGGAGGAACTGCTTCTGGGCCAGCACCATTACAGCAACTTCACGAGCAGATTCGTAAAGTAATTGGTGGACGTGCTGGAGAGACACTAGACTCAAGAGCTATTGTAGATATTATTAATCTAATTGGAACATGCGTTGTTTCTGGAAACGTACGTCGTTCCGCAACGCTAGCTTTAGGTGTAGAGGGTGATGATGATTTCTTAAATCTAAAGAATGCAGAAGCTTTCCCAGAGCGTAACAGCTATGACCCAGATGCTCCAGGATGGGCATGGATGAGCAACAACTCTATCTCTGCTACTGTAGGAATGGATTACTCAAAGTATGTAGATCGCATTGTAGACAATGGTGAGCCAGGATTTATTTGGCTAGACGTTGCTCGTAACTACGGACGTTTGGCAGATCAGCCAGACGGTGCAGACTATCGTGTAGTAGGCTTTAATCCATGTGCAGAACAGCCACTAGAGTCTTATGAGCTCTGTACTCTGGTTGAGGTACACCTAAACCGTCACGAGTCTAAGGAAGACTTCCTACGCACTCTGAAGTTTGCTTACCTATATGGAAAGACTGTAACACTTCTTCCAACTCACTGGCAGCAGACTAACGGAATCATGCAACGTAACCGTCGCATTGGAACATCACTAACTGGAATTGCATCTTTTGCAGACGAGAAGGGTCTTCCAACTGTACGCAACTGGATGGACGAAGGGTATAACAAGATTCGTTTCTATGACAAAAAGTATTCTGAGTGGCTATGTGTTCGTGAGTCAATTCGTGTAACCACAGTAAAGCCATCTGGATCAGTATCTTTGCTATCAGGTGCAACACCTGGAGTTCACTGGGGTCCAGGAGGAGCATTCTACCTACGTGCAATTCGTTTTGGTAACACAGACCCAATGCTACATTTATTTAAAGCGGCAGGATATAAGTGCGAAGATGATGTAGTATCCGCAAATACTACAGTTGTATACTTCCCAATTAAGTCTGGACAAAAGCGTAGCGAAAAGCAGGTATCGCTATTTGAAAAGATGTCTCTTGCTGCAACCGCTCAGGAGTATTGGTCAGACAACGGTGTATCAGTAACCCTATCCTTCGACAAGGAAACAGAGAAGCAGCACGTAGCATCCGTTCTTAATATGTATGAGGGTAAGTTAAAGGCTGTATCATTCTTGCCAATGGGTAACACAGTATACCCACAGCAACCATACACAGAGATTACAGAAGATGAGTATGACTACTACATTGGACGTATTGCTAAGATTGATTTCTCTGCAATTTACGACGGTGTAGATAATTTAGAAGCACTTGGAGAATCATACTGCACAACAGACTACTGCGAGATTAAGATTCCAGACAAGAGAGCAAAGTAATGAAGCAGCTTCTACACTTTACAGCAACTTGGTGTCAGCCATGCAAACAAATGGAACCGCTAATTTTAAAATTTGTTTCAGAAAATTTAAATATTAATTATGAAAAAATTGATGTAAGCGATGAGTTTGATCCAGCAGTTGAGTATAGCGTTAAAGGTATTCCAACTTTTATTGCAATAGTTGATGGCAAAGAAATTTCTAGACATACTGGTATTGCAACAGAAGAAAAGTTACTTAATTTATTTAGCTAAAAAATAAAATGTTATAATAGTCTTGTTAGAACTAACCCCACTAACAAGGAGAAAAAATCAAAAAACCCATTTACTTTGTCATAGCTTTATTCTTAGCTTTTGGCTCTATCTTTTTTGGCACTTCCGCTAAAGCATCTACTAGCACACCATGTGATACCTACCAAGTTAATGGTGGTGATCAAGCATTTTTAATGAACTTAAATACCCCACTAGAATTTGGTGGCACTGTATATAATGGTAACATTTATGTAAGTCCAAAAGGCACAATAACCTTTGGTCAGGGAGACTATACTTTCTGGGACTACCCAGCTACCCCATCCATATCAATTGGCTCATGGGACTATCACGCATTTCCAAATACATTTACATCTGGTGGATGGAATCCAGGTTGGGGTATTGGAAAAGATCTGTATGTTAGATATGGATCAACCGCAACATCTATTTGCGTCGACTGGAAAGTAATGGTTTGGGGTCAGTCTTCTGGAGAGCCAGTCTATATTAGAATGTTAGCACAGGTAGATCCAGTAAATTATACTTGGACCCCCACTTATCAAGTAAGTTCTAATGCACCAGCAGGAGCTAGGTATGGTGTTCGTTATGTTCAAAATGGTCCAGTGCTACCATTGACAATTCAAACAATTACTGAGCCACCTGCTCCAAATCCTACACCAGAACCAACACCTGAACCTACCCCAGAGCCAAGTCCTGAACCTACTCCAGAACCTAGTCCAGAACCTAGTCCAGAACCTACCCCAGAGCCTACTCCAACCCCTGTTGTGCCAGTTGAACCTGTCGTGCCACCAACCAACCCAGTAGACCCAGAACCACAACCTTCTCAGGATCCTGAGCCAATAGTCCCGCCAACAACACAGCCAGAGGAACCAGAACAAGCAATCCTGCCAACTGAAGAACCTGAAGAACCAATAGAGCCTTCACCTGAACCAACCTCTCCTATTATAGAATCAGAAGAAGAGTTTATCACATCTGCAGAAGAATTACAAGAGGACATATCTGCAGAAGAATTGATGCAGGTAGACTTTGATCAAATTGTGGCTACAGACCTTTCAGAAGCTCAGGTAGAGGCAATCATAGAAGCTGCATTAGAAATATTTGAAACAGCAGAAGAAGGCTCTCCAGAATACGAACAGGCTCTTGAAGCTTTATTTTTAGCAGCTGAAGCAGATGACATAATTCTTGACGAGGCTCTGGCAGCTATTCCACTTCTTGGAGATGTTCTTGGAGGAGCTACAGAACTTGTTAACTTTCTTGGAAATGCTGGGGCAGACATGAGTCCAGAAACCAGGGAAGAGTCAGAAAAAGTAGTAGTTACAGCAATTGTTGCAGTGCAAGCAGCACTATCAGCAATTTCTATA